GAAATTGTTGACTATGAGACACGTCTAGATGAAGCACAGGCAACCATCGCCGGTCTTGAAACAGTAATGGCAAATCAGGAAGCTGATAATGCCAAGGCTGAATTCGAAGCTGTCCTTGATGCAGGTATTCAATCTGGTCGTATTCCAGCCGGTCTCCGGGCCGAATGGATTGCAGATTTCGATGCGGGTTCCGTATCAACTTCTGCTTTCTCTCGCATGGTTAGCAACATTTCTGAAGGTACAGCCGTACCATCGGATTCTTTAACACCTGACGTAGAAGCAAGCACTCCTGATCCGCTCAAGCCGAGCAACGATCTTGAACGCGGTCTTTTCGCGCAGTTCGGTCTCGCTACCGAGTAATTCATTACCCTTACCAAGAAAACTAAAAGGCAACTACTATGGCTGCTACAGCAGTTTCAAGAGTCGGTAACTTGATCAAGTCTCAACCATACGGATACGAAGTAGCCGTGCAGTTGGAAGATTCAAGTGCTGCTTCTATAATTCCTGCATTCACTCTCATCGGCGTTAAACCTGACGGTTACGGCGAGATTGCTGCTGGAAATATCGCATACACGTTCGTTGGAGTCGCTACTAGCGAAACTGACGTATCCGGCGACACTGCGGATGGTGACACTACGATTAACGTTAGACAAGATTGCGTTGTCAAACTCGTTACGGCTGGTCTCACAATCGCAAACGTTGGAGATCCTGTCTTTATCTCTGATAATCAGACAGTAACTGTTACGGATCCTGCGGACTCAACTCCCCAGATCGGTCACATCACTGAATTCGTAAGCGCGACCGAATCATGGGTCAAGCTCTCTTCTCCAGTTGATATTACCGTAGCGTAATTCCTTCCCACCCTTTAGATAGATAAATAAAATCATGTCTACAGCTAATCAAGTAACTCTAGATGCTGCTAACAAAGTCTTTAAGGCTGCGTTCGCTGAAGAGTTATCAAAGCGTGGCGAAGGTGAAATCATCGACGCTGCTGCAATGAAAACCCGTTCAAAATCTAAGGTCGTAGAATACGACTGGTTGAATGCGTTTGACGAACTCAGAGAATGGGTCGGAGAACGTGAGATTGCGAACATGGCGGTTGAGTCTCACACAATCGCTTCAGTCAAGTACGAATCTTCGATGGTCGTTGATCGTGTTGACGTTGAGTCAGACAGCTTAGGTCTTTATGGACCGAAAGTTGGTTCAATGGTTGAAGGTTATTTCCGCAAACGTAGAAGCCTTATGGCTGACTTGTTCACCAACGGTGCTACCGCTGGCAATACAAGCTACGACGGTGTAACGTTCTTCAACGCTTCACATCCTTCGGATGGAAACGGCGCAGTTCAGTCTAACCTTTCTACGTCTACGGCGTTGACTGGTGCTAACTTCGACGTTGTTCGTCTTGCTATGGAAACGCTTGTTGATCATCGGGGCAACCCAATGGACATCCAGCCAGATACGCTTGTTATTTCTCCTGCGCTTCGTGCAACGGCTCGGAATATCTTCGGAATGGCTACGGACTTCGGCAACTCCAACGCTGGCGATAACCCGTACTTCGGTGCTGTGAAAGTAATCGTTGAGCCTTATCTATCAGGTACCACATGGTATCTATTGGATACGTCTAAAGCTCTCAAGCCGTTCATCCTTCAGGATGCTGATGATCTCGAACTCTCTACGCTGAACAGCGCTCAGGACGAATTCGTTATCATGAACGATGCGTTCTTCTACGGAACACGTAGTCGCTTTGGAATGGGATACGGTCTCTGGCAGTTAGCTCATCGCTGCGAAGCGTAAGTAATTTGGTAACGGGGGCTTCGGCCCCCTTACCTTCACCTTTTAACCCTACGTTTTATCATGGCTATTACACTTGCAAAAACAGTTGTTAATGTGCTTGCTAGGGGCGGTGGTGCTTTCGTTTCCGATGATGACGGGGTAACTTACTACGACATGGGTCGTGTTAAGAATCTCGAACTCAAAGGAGAAGCGGTAACGACTGAGAAAGATACGGCAGGTCGCGAGCTTCAGCTTGCGTTTGACGTAACCCTTACTGGAGTTATGACTCAAAGTTCCGACACGGAGATCCTGAATATTCAGGAGCTTCAGGCGCTTGCTACAAACGGACTGTGGATGAAATTCACGACAGCGTTCACTAATGCAGCCGGTGCTGGTGCAGCTACTGGATACCTGTTCAAGAATGTTCTTCCTGCGTTCAGTTTGGATATCAAATTCGATAACACAGAATCTGGAATATCTTTCGTGGCCATGGGCCGTGTAAGTGTCGATGATTTCTCTGATCTCGGAAGCACCCAGACTCTTACCTTTGACGGTTAAGATCTAGCAGCTATCAACTCTAAGGGCCGGTCGGTTATTCGGCTGGCCCTTTTTTATTGGACCTACATTATGGCAGCAATAACACATTCGCAATTCACAAGCTACCTGCCTTCAGTTAAGCTGACTGTAGACACGACCGACTACACTATTCCTATATGGAACCTAACCCTTACGCTTGTTCCTTGGTCCGGGATAGGCACCCCACATCAGACCATGGCCGACGGGACGGTGCGACAGAAGGTCGAAGGGTGGCACATTCGGGTTGAATTTCAGTCTACATTCTCGCACAGCACCCTGACGGACGATCAATGTACCGCAACATCAGCAATTCTAGCAGCGTATGACTATGGGTCCGTAATCGTTGACTTTGACCCAATCGACCACGTAGGGAAGAGACTACTTACCCTTGTAATTGAAGACGGAGACGGAATGGGCGGAGCGCAGTTTATAGGGCGCGTTCGACAGAAGGAATTCAGCGTTACAATGATAACGGAAACACCATTAGCGACCGGGGCGATTCCAAGCTGGTTCGCTGGAGACACAGTTTAGACTATGGGCTACACAGGATTTCTAAAGAACGTCACCCTTTACGACGGGACCACAACATACACGATCCCGATCTGGAACCTGAAGATAAAGCAGGCTCCTTGGCATTCGTCAGGGCAGATGATGGTGCAATACTTTCACGGGAAGCATTCTACGCGGATTCAGGGATTCGAGACCACGGCGGAATTCGAAATGGTCTTCAGCGGTGCGGACGGTGAGAACGATCAGTTATGGTCCGCTCTCCTGAACGACATAGCGGAAGACGTTGAATGGGTTATTGATTTCGATCCAGATGATGATCCCGGAGTTCGTGTGGGGACCTTTGTCCTTGCAGACTCGGCGAAAACTCATCAGGCGCTGATAGCCGGTAAGATACGGGGTCGGTCAACTGCGACTAAGTGGATAAGTACGGCCAAAGCGGAGAGTACGAGATGGTGGTACACCTGTGCATCGGATCCTGATCCATTTTTCGATGCGATTGATCTTCTAAATTATACTCAATCAAGCATAACCCGCTCTGGCGCGAATCTGACGAGTTGGGAGAATAAGGGTACGCTTGGTGCAGACGGAGACCTTCAAAACACTGGGCCATACATAACTACTGACGGGCTTCCTTCCGATATAAACCTTGATGCTGCTTCTGGTGATTACGTTGTTAGTATTACGACCGACGAAGAATCCGTAGCGTCAACAAACTCTACGGGCGATGGCATAACTGGATTGAATACAGCCATTGGCGGTACTGATTCACTTTTTGAGATTATGTGCATTGCTAAGGTGGCAGCAGGTAATGCGTCTGGCCCTATATTTAGTTGGGGAGACAGCTCGGCAGGAAGTGCTGGTTTATACATATCTCATGGTAACGGACCGGCTTGGCAGATGTTCGGCGGAAGCGATTTTACATCGCCCTTGCAAGCATGGGATGATGGAGCTTGGCACGTTTATAGATGGCGAGCGGACTTGAGTGCAGACTATATACTTAGTGAGATTGACGGGGTGCTGGTCCGCACAAACAATACAAGAACGGGTGGCTCTCCTTATTTTGACAGGGCGCTTGGTATGTTTCATAACCGGGCATCTACTACGTACGTTGGAGCGAATATTGCGCTTCTTAAAGTTACAGACGGTCACTATTCTGCGGTACGAAATAGAGAGCTTTTGAAGCTGGCAGCTACTAAATTCAACATAGCAATCCCGGCTGACGGAGAAGCCACTGGACTAATGACAGCAGTTGGTAATTATTCGACAGCTTTGCGCTGGTTCCCGTTTGGCTTGGGTGCATACAGCAACGGCAAGCTCAGTCAGACCTTGTGGAAAAGCACGAATATGTGGCATTCTTGGATTGATAGGCCGACTCAGCAAGTGTACGGAACAACGAATACGGCATCTCAGCAACTAATAAAATGGGACGTTGACGGGCTGAACCGAGTAGTTCTATCTAATTCTGGTGGTGGGCAAACACCCACTTACAATGGCGCATCCGCCACGGCGATTGATTTGGTTAATGAAATTGCGGTTGTCGCTACGGATACCAATGGCGCAGCATTCGAATCTCATAGTACGGATGTTGCAAACAAACTTGATCCGTGGACTACGGTTCTTGCGTCCGGAACATATGAAACGTACGGTACGCTACTTTACCACGCTACAGATCAGCTTCTATACTTCATTGACTCGTTAGCAGCCACACCTTCGCTAAGGACAATGACAACGGCAGGGGCAAGCGACACCAAGGTTGCCGATCTTACTGCGGGTAAGCAATACGAGTACATGCGGTTAGATGCAGCAAATAATGACCTGTACTTCAGCAACATCACAGACGGAACGATTGATAAATATGATCTGGATACAGATACCCTTTCTCCGGCGTGGCACACGGCTGCCGGTGGGACTCCATATGGTGTGGATGTCTACGGCGATAAAGTATGGTATATTCAGGACACAGACTGGAAAGTTTACGAAGTGGACATGGCCACTCCCGGAACGAAGACGGAGATGCAAGACGTGGGTGCGAGTTTGAGTCCGACATTTGTAACTGGCATAACTGTTAATGTATTCGACAGTACACTAACAACTTAGAAATAGAAACCTTTCGCACTACAATAGCGTAATAGACCCGTTAACCTTAACTATCAAAACTGACCAAAATGATACCATTAGCAGGATCGACATTCGTAATACAGGGACAAGGGTACGAGCTTGTTCCCTGCTCGCAATACTACTTTGACCGCTTGAATAATCAGGGTGCTATAGCAGCAGAATCTTTAGAGAATGGTAAGATTGACACGTTTGAATACTGGGATATACTTCTGAAGCTCATAACAAACGACGAGCCAAAGTGGGATGTCCGGGCAAAAGATTTTGATGGTCGGGAAGCCGAGAATGGGATACTGGCTTTTCTACCGCCTTCGATGCAAGCAAAAGTGTTGCTGATAGGATTTCAGTCATCTTAAGATCGGCTGATACCTTTCAGGATGCACCGAAGGGTGAGTATCCGCCGTGGGCAAAACACATGTCTGCGGAGATTGATGAGCAAGCTGATCCTTGGCTTGCTGTAGCGTGGAGCCTGTCTAACGATAACGCTCTTGACGCTATAAAGATTATTAGAGAAGTACCCATACATCAGATGATGTTGTTTTATGGTATGAGAGCATACTCAAACAGCTTCGTCGCAGATCTAGACGATTAGATGGCAAAGCAGAGCGGTTCGGAGAAGCTAAAGGCACAATTAGGCTTACAGCTTACCGGTATAAAGGAAGAGTTTGCAAAACTCAAGCCGTATGTCGAACAGCTAGGCGCAGTGTTGCCACACGCCATTCGGGACGGGCTTAAGGATACTGAAAAAGACATCCTGAAGATGGGGGCGTTGCTTGACGAAGCCACCACGATGGAAGGGCTGGAAACTGCTCGTGTCGCGATGGGCGGGTTAGCCGATCAAGCTGCAAAGGTCTCTAAGGAAATTGCCAAAAGCGCAGGTAAACGCAATCAGTTCGTAAACGCTGCGGAAGTCAATAAGGGAACCGAATCCCTAAAGAGACTCGGACAAGAGTTAAAGAATACGCAGAAGCAGACCCAGCGTACATCGCTTGCGTCTCAAAATATGCTCCGCGTGATTCAGGACAGTCCGTTCGGCATGCTCGGAATGGCGAACAATATCCAGATGCTTGGTGAAGATATCTCTAGGGGTCTGGCTAAAGGTACGTCTGCTGCCGACACATTGAAGGCGGGACTGAAGAATCTGATCATGGGGCCGATGGCCATTGCTGGCGTTATCGCAGTCGGAACTCTGATTATTCAGAAATGGGACAAAATCCAACAAGCGGGAATCGCTCTCCGGGATATGCTTGATGGTGTCGTTGAATCTCAGCGAGCGTTCAATCAGGCCGTTAATGAATTCGAAGGATCGGAATCGTTTAAGAAGTTCGTAGATTCTTTGAACAATGAAGATGCACGGTCAGCTAGAGAAGCGGTTGACGAGCAGATCAACGCTCTGGTTAAGCTGAACCCGGAACTGATGAAGCTGGACCCGGAAAAGATTAAACGACAAGGTAACGCTCTAGATCTTCTGTTCTCTGTTATGGGACAGTCCGGTATTAAAGGTTCCGTGGTTGCCGGTGGAGCAGAAGGGGCGATGGTTAATCAGTTCCTGCATCTCCGTGAACGTCAGCGCATGCTGAACGATAAGATTCAGGCTGATGTCCGGGAAGATGGTCGGAAAAAGGCCCATAATATAGAACTCGAAGACGATAAGGAAGCAAAGAAATTAGAAGAATCAGCAGCTAAGAAGCTACAGAAAGAACTGGATCTGCTGGAGAAACTAGCCAAGCAGAGACAAGAAGCAGAGCAAAAATACGCAGACAAACGAATTGCAGACGGACAGAGAGAGCTTGAACGATTTCTTGATCAGGGCGAAGATGATCTTCAGGTAATGATTCGGGAAGACGCTCGACGCATTAGAGAACGTGCTAAAGCAATGTCCGAAGCTATGAAAAGCGTTCGTCAGGGCATAAGGATGGGGGATCTTTCGGCAAACGCTATTGGGGCCGGTATGGCTGGCGGTGCTGCTTTCGGTTCTGGTCACGGAGCAAGAATGGCCTATGAAGATCAGAAGGCATCGAACAAGCAGGCAGCGCTACAAGCGAAAATAGACGCTAGGGGCGCAGCGCGTGGGGAGCTAGAAGCTTTGAAAGTGGGCGCATCAGACGCGGAGAAGGCAGAGCTTCAGTTAACGATCAACGAGATCATAGCACAGGAAGAAGCACTTGGTGCTGCTCAGGTTGCTGCGGTCGAAGACGCTGAACGCAAGAAGGCTGCTATCCGTGAACAGTACAGAAAGCAGGAAGTTGCTGCTATTGGAGCGTTCGCAGGTTCGATGGGCGATATCTTCGGTGGCATGAGTACCTTGATGGAGAAGGAAGGCAAAGATGGAATGCAGAAGAATAAAGCGATGCTGAAGGCCCAAGCGTGGGCGCAGGCAATATCGGCTTCGGTTTCCATATTCAATCAGGTTGCTTCGACTCCCGGTCTCGGTCCCTTTTCTCTGGCAGCAGCCGGGGCTGCAATGGCATCGACAATGGTGACGTTGGGGGCGCAGATCAAGAAGATCGACAACCCCGGTAATGGCTCCGGCTCTAGTGGTGGGGCTGCAATCACAGGCGGTCACTACTCCGCGCTCAATTCCAGAGCAGGGGCAATGAGAGCTAATCAGTATCAGAAGGCGGAAGATAGGCGGAATGCTGCTGGCGCACAAGGGGCAACGGCTACGCAATCCAACACGGAAACGTTATTAAGCAACATTAACGATGGAATCCGTACACAACAGGTAGTTATAGACCAATCAACAATCGCTACGGTGACTAGGGACGGAAACTCGACCAATCAACGGCGCGTACAGACTTCGGCTTAAATAAATGGCACTCTTACCCCCTGACGTTCGTGTTCGGATCTACCAACTAGAAGAGAACGGTGGTGGAACCGACCTTCAGAAGAAAGTGTCTCCGGCTCAAGTGGAGTACACTACTGGTGGTGCGTCTAACGGTTTCTATCTTATCAGTATGTCTGATGTAACTGAGACGCTAGAGATTGATAATGGCGTTTATATGATAGACAGCGTTAGCTTGACCATTGATGGATTAAGCGCAACGTTTTTCTCGTCCTATGATGACCCAATCAATGAGCCGTTCGTCTGTGAGATCTACGACAATAATGACCTTGAAGTAATATTCCATGGGCCTATTGATAGGAAGTCTATCAAGTACGACGCTAGGTCCACTCAGCATACGTTCGATATCCTTTCATGGACCTATGTTCTAGAGCAGACAACCGCTGCTTCCCGAACGGTCTACGAAACGAAGATGACAAAGGCGTATGAATCTACTGGGGCATTGTTTGCTCAGACCAAGCTGACGATACCCGGAACGTCGGATGATGGAGAAGATATGTCTGCTGGCAATATCGTTGTCGGCGACTGTGCTGTTTTCTCTTCCACCTATGGAGAGTATCGTGGGGTTATCACTGAGATCATATCAGCAAACTCCACAACTATAGAACTTGGTATACTGGGCGAACCGAATGCAACACCGCTATTTGACTTCACCGTAACTGCTGGGAATTGCTCTTTGTATGCTGAACCTTCATGGGATAGGCTAAAGGCAGTTGTGCTTGACGCAACATTCCGGGGCGTTTGTGAAGAACTAGAAACCGCATTCCTTGAAGACGGGCCTGAATTCTCTCGGTCTAATCAGTTTTTCAATGCGTCGATAACTTTCAGCACCGGGTCCGGACAGAAGCCCGTCCAGTTTAATTGGGCACCGGGCATATCGGACGAACAGGGAGCTAGGGTGGTTTTCTACAACGGCTTCGAGCTAGATCCGGATGGAGTATCCGTCAACCTATACATTGATGCGACATCGGCAGAAATTGCCGACGCTATAGCGAATGGCATAGTGATCAATAGTACGACGGTTCCAACTGAAGTGAAGAAGGGGAGTAAGGTCCGAATACTTGGGAAGAACGTTTATGGATATGCTCCGGGCGGGACGTTTGGCGTTGGTGAATCATACGAAACTGATGAAATCCTTGAAGGCATGTTCAGCCTTGCGGATCTTGGCGTGTTCCAGTACGTCTCGGATACATTCACCTATCCTACGGCGTTTGTTGACCGTCGCATGGCCCGTTGGCTTGAATGGCCACCCAATCTTATAAAGGCGCTAAGGCTATACCAAAATACGGAGCAATGCTTTCTCAAGCTAACCCCAACACTGGATGGTAGTGATCTACCTAGAATGACGGTAGAGCTTATCGACAGAAGGGACGTGAATACCGCAACCTTGGGCGCTGCAACAACCGTCACCGGTATCATTGATTATACCGAAGATGCTGCGGATCTTACGCCACGCGGGGCTTACTGCAAGCCGTTCATGAAATATAAGCAGCCACACGGATTCAAGATATACGATACCGAAGGTTTCTATTCTCCGCTACACGCTCCGACCTTATCGGAAGGCGGAAGCATTGATCCAAAGACAACGAACCCGCCGGACGCTTCGGACGTTGTGGAATTCAAGATCAATATGACTCCGGACTGGATCAACGGAGACGTGTGGGTAAGTAGCGGGAAGGGGGTTTGGAATCCCAAGAACTTAAAGCAGTGGGCAAAGTTCTATTATGATTTCTACGATAACCTTCCTAAGAAATGCTCTTTCTCGTTCGATGGAAAGATTGCCCGGTCATTGCTCGGTGAGTTCGTTGCGATCAATGAAGGCGGACTGAGCAGAACAATATTTGTGACCAAGCGGTCATACAACCCAATTTCAAGAGACACTAGGATAGATGGGTACGTTGGGGAATTCACTCCGGCGGACGCAGACAATCCGGTGGCCATTGTTGAAGGGGAGAATCTTTATCTTGATACTGGAGCAACCGGCCTGAATGATATTTGGGCTTCGGGCATGCAGTCATATTCTCCGCTGGGACTGCCATTAACTTATGAATGGTTTCAGGACCCGGACGGGCTGAATACTTCGGTATCGACAAACCCGGTTCTAGAGCTAACGTCTCTGGCTACGGGCGCGTACACTTGGGATCTAGTTGTTACGGATTCGAATGCGAATACGGATACGGCACGTCACATTGTTTTCATCGGAGATGATGCGGATGCTGGATCAGGCGCATATACAGAAGAAGCTCAGATCGTTTCTGGGCCAACGCTCTCCCGGAAGACGAATGGCGATGTCTACATTCTACTTTCAGGCGCAAAAGCGCTGACGCAGGATACGGCTTCGATAGACATTGAGACATCCTTGATTTCTGCAACGGGCGCATGGTCGGCAGTTGCTGGCTCTCCGTTCAACAACCCAATTACTACGGAGCAGTTGATCTACTCTGGTCTGGCGGAAGACGCGCAGTTATGGGTGAAGATAGAATTGCTGAACAGGGAAGATGGATCAACGTCAACCAACTCGTATGTTGTATCTACGTCTAACCCGATTGGTGGGGAAGTGGATAATCAGACGGTCGGGGTGCTGCTAGATGTAGCGGGAGATATCGCAATGGACTCCCTGACTGGAGCAAGTGCATCGTTCAAAGTTGCGACTCAGGAATACCTGCTGATTGACGATGTGATCGGAGTACAGATTGATCTGGCTGCAACGGATGTATTCACAGTGGATAACTCTACTGCGGAATGCCTTGAGATCTCGGACACCGGAACCAAATTTACGCAGTTGACCGGGGACAGCTTCGCAGTCTACAACAATCTGACAAGTACCAACTATCTGAATATTGATGATACCGGTTTCTTCGTTGGAAACCTGACACTGCTCGACGAATTCCGGGTGACGCATAACGGGATGAACAAGTTCAACATCTTTGCGAACGGGATGTACCACGACATTGACAGCGGGGATATCTACAAGTGGGACATCAACGGAGTCGAAATGGCTCGCATGGACAACTCGCAATTCCAGCTAACGATTGATCTTGATATGAACACGAACGATATCGTTTCAGTTGGCTCTATAACCGGGTCAGGAACTATCTCCGGATTCACAGTTAATGCTGGCGGAGCTAACTTCGGTCCGGGCGCAGTTACATCTATCACAGTGGTTAATGGAATAGTTACAGCTATTTCGTAACAGAATTATGAATTCGGCGTATTCTATTTAAGTTACACTCGCCACCTTTTATCATGAAAAATTCATCCAATGTCATGACCCGATTCAATGCCCTGATAGCCAATACTGTACGTGGGGAGTTATCGACATTCGGACTAGCTGCCGGTTCAAGCTACTTGGCTTGGGCAGAAGCGATCACGCCGTTTCTCGGTTTCCTTGGAGTATTACTTGGCGTGGTTGCCGGGGTATACACGATCATGATAAAGAGAAAGCAATTACAACATCTTAACAGACCAAACCGACCAGATGATCTCGTTCTATGATTTAATGAAGTTCCTAGAAAGCAGAAAGTGGATTCATTCCACGACCATTTTAACCGTAATCGGAATTCTCGCATTATGGTACACCATGACCAATTTCATCGAACTGTCAGGATTGGCATTCGGCGTTATTAAAATCCCTATTGGGCTTGCGGTCATCGGACTCGTTGACAACATAATCTTTGGAGACCTTGATACCATTGCAGAACTACAAGAAAAGAATACTGCTTTTGCTATTGTGTATGCCAGTCTTGTTCTGCTCGTCGGACTCATTCTCGCAACAGTGTAGTGTAGAGCCTGCCCATCTCGCTAGTGCGAAATCCTATATCGGCACTCAGGAGATCGGCAATAACGGTGGACCAGCCGTATCGAAGTTTCTGGCTTCGGTCGGCCTGTCTACCGGGAATCCATATTGCGCTGCGTTTGTATCATTCATACTGGACCAGCACCCCCAGATCAGATTTCCCCGTACCCGGTCAGCCCTTGCCAGCAAATTCATATCGAACCGATCAATGAAGGCGAGCCGGGTCTTACTGGGCCAAAAAGTCCCCAAGGGGGGTGACCTGATAATCTGGAGAAAGGGAAACACTATTTTCGGTCACATCGGTTTCGTCCTGACATGGGACGGAGCCTGCGGGACCACCATTGAAGCCAATACATCTGATGGAGCCTACGGATCACAGTCGAACGGAGATGGAGTCTATGTCCGGGAGCGATGCATCCAGCCCGGTAACTATTTCCGGATCGTATCATTTACCCCGGTTACGTATGCAAGCTAAAATAAGAGAGCGGTGGCCCATCCTTATTGTAGTGGCACTTGTGTTATATATCGTCTGGGGATTCCTTGACGCAGAGAAGACATCCAGTGCATACGATGCTCGGCTGGAGTTTGCTGCCCGGCAGATTGAAATGCTAGATTCAACTATTCAAGATCTACGTGTCCAGAAGGCCGAAGTGGAGCTTGCAATCTCGGCACAGGATTCCCTGATTGCACGATTAGAATATCAGCGATGGAAACTGCGTGAGCAGGTTCGTCTGGCAGTGAACGACCTTAACCAAACCTATGAATACAATGAAACGGATTCTGCTCTTGTTGAGCTTCTGCGTTCTGCTTATTCCGAACGTCTCCGCGCAAGAAATTAGTCTGGCGGAAGATGGACGTTTCGTAGTTCCGCGTGGGCTGGCTGAAGACTATATAACGATGTCCCGGCTGATCCCAAAGTTCGAAGTGACGGTGGAGAAGTACAGGCTCGCTGCAATGGCCGATAGCCTACTGATATCATCCCTTAACGGGCAGGTAGACTTGGTTAACGAACACCTTCAGATAACAATGGCGATGACCGCAGCAGAGCAGGTGAAGGCTGAAGAGTACAAAACGCTATGGCGTGACGCTGACGCTGCTTACAAGAAGGAGAAGAGATTGAGACGGACCGTAACATACGTTGGGGTTGCTACGGCAATTCTGGTCCTGATATTCAAATAGCCCAAGCTGGTCACTTGGGTACAGCCGGTAAGACCGGGGGCGTATCCCCCGGCTCGGCTTCTGTTTATACTGTGACTGTGATACTGGGAACGTTCGGATAGAACTCGGCTTTATGACCTGTAGTACCGGCCACACCGTCGAACTCGTCATTGAACTTATTGTTGCCAATGTTGAACTGGTGTAGCTCAATCGTGTAGGTTCCCTTTGGTACATCTGACCACTGCAACCCGCAGATAACCCCGTCGTTCCGGATCGTCGTTTTCCGATCATCAGGCATCCATGCACCGACCTTGTTGTTAGCCGTGAAGACGGACATCTTCGATGTAATGGTCCCGAAATCCTTGGTCAATTTAGCTGGAGTATTGGGGCCACCGACAATCTTGAAGTGGAAGTTATCGAAACCCGGTACAGCACCCGGTGTGTCAGGAAGGAAGCCACCTTCGTTCCCGACTCCGAACAAGTGTACTAGAATCTTGATATAACCCTTCCCGTTCTTCGTAGCTGCTAACGGAGCAGACAATGCCACCTTGATCCCTTCTTCAGGGTCCGGGTTCGTTACAGCGTCTTCTACGGCTTTATTACCATCAGGCAGACCGAGATCAATTTGGGCAGGGTCGGCAGCAGGAAAATCTTGAGCGTACTGAGCATTTGCCTTAGCGATGTAGTTCGCATATTTTTGTAGTTCTGTCATAGGTTGTCAGGGCGTTTGGGTGAGAAAATATGTTCTACGGTCTATTTTGGGCAGCGTTGCGTGTGGCGCAAATATGGCGCATAAAAAACCCCAGACCAAGCTCATTTGGTCCGGGGCTATAGGAAGTGAGAAGGAGCAACAACTCACTTATCCTTGTCGGGGGGATTATCTCGTAGAGTCCGCTTCGACAGGTTTAGGTCTTATTACGTCTATCATATCAGAATAGAGTCGATCTATACTGTATGTCTGAGTTGAAACGCAAACATTATCGGGAAGCCCGTTAATGGTCGCAACGTCTGCCATTGTAGGAACGAATGGAGCCGGAACCAAAACTTCAGGAGCCGTATCGTTCGTGGCACACCCACCGACTAGAACTGCTATAAGCAGTATCACTTTTGCGTTTTTCATTATTCAGCGGGGCAATCGTTTCCTGCACCTTGGCACGTATAGCCCGTCCAGCAGCCACCGCAGTTTTCAGGTGGACCTTCTTGGAACTTCAATCCAGTCAACCATGGAGCGTTAGGGAATGGTCGGCAGCAGCAACCGTCTGAGCATGAAGGCGCTTGTTTGCCTAGAAATGAAGCGGGATCCCGTCCATCTCTGAGTAAATTGCCATAACCATTTTCCAAGACTCCGCGTTCGATAATGATGCTTTCCATTACGTCTACGAAAACTTCGTTGTACTCTATTGCACCGCCAACATGGTCAGCAGAATTCAATTCGGCGTAAACTTTGCCGTTGATTTCTACTGTGACCGTTACAGCCTGTGAACGATCAATGGCGTTGATCAAGATGTAGCGCGTCAACTCATACGCGAAGACTCCTGCTTTCTCTGCTGGGCCTTGTGTCGTATACGTTGCTGAATCAGGACCGTTTGTGATTGCGACCGTGATCTGTGCGACTGAACCTTTAGCCAAGCCGAATTCTGACGCATCAAGTGGCTTTGCATCAACTAGCGTTTCGGCAGTTTCCCAAGGCTCTAAAGATGTTTCAGATTCTATACTATTGGTCTCACTACAACCAACAAGTACGATTAGTAGAAGCGCGAGAACCGCGCCAACATGTTTCATTTTCATGAAGGGTTTCCTTTTTTTGTTGTGAAAACGCCACCGTCGAGTACGGTGGACTTGATTAAACAGTGCAAATATCATGCCACTGTTACTTAGTACGGGTTGAATCAGGGGCTGGGAATATAGCGTCGGCTTCCGCCATATAGGTCACGCACCGGTTTCGCCAAGGGTCCATCTGGACGCAATCCTTAACCTGAACGAGAGCGCTCTGCGCCTTCCTAGGTTTATTCATAAACGTTACGTAGACGTTGTAGATGATGATTGATAGGAATATTGCCTGCGCTACTCTTAGGGCTTTCTGACCGGTTGACATGACATGTTGGGTTCTAGGGTGTTATTGTAACTTCCTTTTCATTAGACGATGTGGTTAGCGTACTTGTTTCGGTTGTCTCCATATGCTCCCTGAACAGACCAAGCAGTATAGGCATATAGCCAACTACGTCCAGTATTGCATCTTCGACTGTCTCCCCTTTTACGGCTAGTTCCAGTGCCTGCCCCTTCTCAATCTTCTCTATGAATGACCGGATTCGCTGCATCTTGTCCTGCACCCGGATCATTAGTCCCTTCTCCGGGGATACCCCTTCAAGCGTGGAGAGCCTGAAGTTGGCGTATGGATCGTCTGAGCCAGCCGTATAATCGTGATTTTTCTCCTGTACCTTATCGAACGTGCGACGATATAGGTCTCCTGTCAGGGCGATGTGCCCCGGCTTAGTCATTTTAACCTTTGACATCTACTGCTACCTGTTTAATATGTGGACGAACCTTCGGTCCGTGTTTCTGTGCGAGATCAATTAACGCAGCAGCCTGCTTCTGTATGAACTTCCCGTCCGTGCCGAACATCTGCCGGAACTTTCCGGGATCCTTTCCTACGTGGTTGATAACTAGAACTGCGGTCTTTGTTACCGGGTAGTAGTTGATGTGATTGACAACCCAATCGGACTGGTCCGTATTCAGGATGCGCTGGAATCTTTTCATGTTCATGATTGCAAGAACCCGTAGTCTATTGTGATGTCAGTAATGTAGAATTCTGTTACTTTGTCCAGCAGGTCTTCGTCAATCGACACAAAGCCTATTATTGGATCGTGCCTAGCGATGTACAGGCTTGGGTCTTCCCATACAAAGCCTTCTGCTTTATTGGCCCGAACGACAAGCCACTCCGGGCTTCCAGCTTGGTTTCCGAATTCGTCTTCAAACGGGTCGAAATGTTCTATGTCAGTCATCATTGTGTTCTACGGTTTTGTTTGTTATTTTCAATCCAGATAAATCTGGTGGCCCGAAAAGACCGTTTGTCAGGTCGGGCTTGTTTGTGATCTTGGGAAATACGTAGTCGATGTGTTTATCATCAAAGAACGTGCCAAACCTTCCCGATTTATTGTCGGTCGCAATCTTTTGTAGCTTCCGGAGATAATATGCTTTGTTGTGTGACATTGGCGCTACACTTTCAAGTGGTTCTGCGTCCACAAAAGACTTGACCTTTGAGACTGGCTTGGTGCCTGTCACGATATATGAGATTCGGTCTCCTTTCTGTACTCGTCTACCTTCTTGGTCCATCTGTAGTGCAATCTCGTATTGCGGTGAACGGTTGAACACCCTGTACGTTTTCCCGGTCTCAGGGTTGATTGTGCCACGCAACGCATCCGCTTCTTCACACTTACGGGTGTATGTCTCTAGGGTTTCCTTCAGGGTCACGGTCCTGCTAAGTTCTTCGGGAGCAACGTCTTCCATGATCCGACGCTGGAATTCTTGGTGCGTCTCCCGCATTGCTAGGGCATCCTTGTCCACGAGATGATTTAGCTGGGCCTGAACATATTCGCGAAACAGTGGCTCCAGTGAACGGCTCTTGAACGACCCGCCCTTTATCTTCAGGCTCCCGTCAATTTCTCTCAGGGCGTAGTTCTTCTTTTTGAAGCTGACCATCCGGGGATAGATCCCGTCAAGATCAATGTCGATCCCTTCGGGCATCTTGTTTGATATATGCTTCACAAATGCCGGAGCGCCTTCTGCGAAATCTGCTCCCGGTGGCATTACGCACATCACACCGTCCGTGTCAACTTCGATAACTTGACCGCTCTCCCCTTCTATCAGGCGCATCATTTGCTTGAGCAGGTCCTGCCCAGTTTTGGCTACCCGGTCCGCTTCATCCATAGTCATGAACAGGGAGAACTTGTCTCCGAGCATTCCATAGAATGAGTTGATGATAATCTTGAATGCCTGTTCCCTTGCAGAGAGTTGGGCGCGTCTGCTTTTCTCCTTAGTTCGCTTCATCACGGCCTTGGTCTGAAGACGAAGACCCGTCAGGGATCCGAGAATGTCCTGAAATAGTCCCAAGTAATCATGGGCTGGTGCGACGTTATAGTTCAGCATGATGCTGGGGTACAGGGACTTAACATCCAGATACCATATGTTGTCGAACACGCCGGTATAGAATATGTCCGTGTACCCACCGAACTCCTGCTTGCGGACGTTGGGGTCTGTGCATGGCAAGCTGTTCCTTGTGCGAAGATACTCCCGGACGAACATGGATTGAATGACGGACGCTTTCCCGGCCAGATGGATCTTCTGGTACGGCATCGGCATCATTTGCGTAAGGGCAAAGACAGAACTACAAAGGTGGTTTGACAACCCAAGCGTTTCCTTAACATCATCCAGAGCATAATTGAGAACAGATGCAGGATCGTCCAGCCACGTCTGAGCAATTTGGTCTCCTTCGATGTATGTACGATCTTCTGGCGTAACTCCCAAGACTTTAGCAACAGATTTAAGTCCCACCCCGTCCAGTTTCCGGGCGTATACATCCCAGTCGATTGCCAGAAACATAGTGTCAATAATGCTTCTTCCACCCACAACAAAATTCGTGTAGTCAATATCGCGTTCAGCAAACTTTTTGGTGGCTGGTATCTGAAAAGGTTCAAGTCCATCTCGTCCAATCGAAAAGTTGACTCCATTGTTCCGGCATCTTAGGTGTATGTAGGGAAGGTCAAATCCGAAGAAGTTATGCCCTTCGAGAATATCAGGGTCTCGTCTCTGGATGATCTTGACGAGTTCCCTGAGCATTTCTTCTTCATCTCCGCATAACTGGTACTTATCGTCCAGCATTGCGAGAGCGTTGAAGTCTCTGGGTACGGGGTTTGCTATTTGGTATAGAACCTTTTCGTATCCCCGGTTGTCTGAGATTGATATGATAAAGATCGGGTCCTTATGGGCATCCGGGAAACCGTCTATCCGGAAGGACTCAATGTCAATCTGCATACGGTGCGCGGAATCCGGGGACATACCCTTGAAGAAGGTTCGGCCAGAATGTACTAAATACGCTACGCTCGGGTCTCCGTAGGTAAAGAACTTGTCTGCCAGAACAGGGTCAGCATATAGCACCTTTCTTGCTCTACGGAAATCGTCCGTAGACTTGAAGGTTGCAAGCTGGTCCATCTCATTGTTCCCTTCCATTTGATGTGTCTTGAAGAAGAAGGGTCCGAGATGCTCGGTCAAGCACTGGATTCCGCGCTTTGTTGTATACAGGAACGGGTGCATGCGCTCAATGGACATGACAACGCTGTCATCTTCCAATCTGCGCCACAACCGAACATGACCTTCGCCGTGGGGAGCGATACCGACGATTCTGTCAGTTGGGTCGTTACCAAATAGTAGGTGATCTTTATTCATATCCGTTTTATAACAATTATCATGCCAAACCGTATGACGATACTCATTCGAATGAAATTCACTTTATTTTACTAATACAATGGCCTTAACAAAAGAAGTTCTTCTGTCTGCCGACCTAGCAAATGTGCCGGTCCCTGATGGGTATACGGTTCCTGTAGCTGGGATTACGCAGACCGGGAACATAATCGACATCGGCAATTACACGTACTCATTGACTGCTAGTTCTGGAGTCAGCACTACGCCGACGCTGGGTCTTGACGCTCTGCTTGCTGCGATGGACACTGCTCTCGCAACTCATATAACTACTACTCTTGGAATTGATACGGCAACTGATACAGTGACTGCTGTAGCCACAATCAATAAAATTGTGGTCGGAAATGATCCTGCTGATATCTATGAGAACGACGCTACGCGGACGTTTGAAATAACATTCGGCACGACGATTACAGTAGTTTAATCTTCGCGTTCTTCTGACTGGTGGTAGCCCCCTTTACTGGGGGTTGCTGCCCACGTCAGGTCTTTATCGCTCGCAAGTTGTATCCCTTCATCTACGGCAGACGCTACGCCAATGACGTAGTATTCCGTGTACTCCCCTTCTCCAGACGGATCGTCGGCTACCGCAATCAAGAGCGGGTGGCGCTTACGTTGCATATCTATACCATATACGGTATGCTCTGAAATGTAAGTGCCGGACATCAGCCCCCGAACTTCTTTATATGCCATCGGAATCCACCTTTACGATTTCGAGTTCTGTCCTACCTTCACCACGTTCTACACGCAGCCCAAACCCAGCCGTAGCCCGTGTGATCTTCTCATCTTCCACCGTGACGGACAACTTGTTCTCCGCCAAGATAGTCGAAATGATGATATCCGTGGCCCAATCTAGGTCTCTTTGCAACTCAATACCCGCCTGAGACGCTGCTATTTCCATAGAGTCGCGTAGTAGTCCCATCTGTTCCGCGAGAGCGGTCTGTAGAATGTGACCCAGCATAGTTCCTTCAAGATCCGTCAGGGGTAGGCGCTTGGTGGCCTTCTGTCGTTCGTTGAATACGCTGAGTGCATCGTTTATTGTCTTGGTCAGGTTCATCGTTTTCTCTTCTGGACGTGCCGTTCTCCAGCCCCGGTCTTGCGAAGGATATCCTTCTTAGATAGCGGTGGTGAATTCAGTGCATTCCATTCGGTCAGGGTCTCGTGAACGGAGTTAAAGCTTGTATCGAATTCTCCGTGGATCTTAAGGGTACGTCTCACCATCTCGTGTTGTTTCGGGTGCGTGAAGCAGAAGCATGATAAAGTGAACGCTGCCCAGTCCCGACCTTCCCGATTGCCCCAAGACTCTCCGGGTTTCAATCCTTTCAGGAGAGCCACGATTCCCGGACCCGGGGTGTCGTATCCCTTGTGGGGATTCTTCTTAGTATCTTGGATTATTTTCCATGCCTGCTGTGCCTGCTCTTTGGCTGCTAGTTCAAACTGGTTCTGAACTTCTTCTTCAATATCTCCAACGGTAGGATCGGGATACTGCCAAGGCTCGAATTCGTCCGTAGCAGATAGAACCTGATGTAGCTGGAACGTCCGGAACCTACTAGCCACCCACGTCTTCTTATACTTGCCAGTCTTCTGATGACGGGACCCCGTAAGGCGGAGCATTTGGAGCGGGGAAAGTGTGGACGGATCGAACGTGTGGTCGGTAAGTGTCTTCACAAACCGGACAAGGCATTCCCTTGCGTTGTCTGAGTCCCGGAATACTGGGCACCCAATCTGCGAAGTTGCTATTGCAATATGGAATCCCTTTGATCCAGAGAACGACACGAACATGCGGTCTGAGTCTAGGCCAGCGTCTTCAAGATCTGATAGTATGCTAAGGCACGTTTCGTGAGCTTCGACCATGTGACCTGCCACGTCGATATCCAGTACGATCCAAGGCAGGAACACCGGCTGGTTCGGGTCTCTCACATCGTCCCGGTCTCTCCAGACCCCTACGGTGCGGAACAGAGCCGACTGGCTACCGGTCGCTGCAACGTTCTTAATCAGAGATAATACATCTCCGGGCTGTCTCTGCTTCCAACGTAAAGTAGGACTAGCGTTTGCAATCCCACCATATTTGAAGGCGCTGACATCTCCGTAAGCATGTATTTTGTATTCCATTACAGGATCAAGAGTAGGTGATTGTGTACTTTGGGACAAGTTCGGGGTCAATAACAGGCCGTACTTCCCCTTGGTACTCGGTATCGCCAATTCGGATGCTAACAGTGAACGCTCCTTCAGGTAGTTCATCGCTGTTCTGATCTGCTTCCGGGATATTACCCGGCCTATCGCTGACGTTATGTCTTCCCGTATAGTTTCCATCGACATCCATGCTGTCCCGGCAGGTACAGTCAGGGTGTGAACAGGATGCTCCGCCCACAACTTGTCCGAGTATGCAGTACCGCCTACGATTCTTGAAAGTACGAGTGCGGGAATTGGCTTCTTTTCGTTCCATAGTTCTCTAGGGATTAGACTGAATTGTTTTACTGACGGTCTTTTCTTTTTGTATAAGGCCATGCATTTCTAAGTAGTCAAGTATTGTTTCTTCCGTCTGGTATTCATCATCACGCAACATCCATGCCAAACTTTCAAGCATGCGGAGCCAGACTTTAGCTGGCAATGCGATCCAATTTTCGCTGCGATTCTTACCGAATAGAATGACCGGGATATACCGTCCAGCATTTGCTACTGCCTGTTCAACCGTTGGCCAGAATCCAATACGCTCTGAGTTCTTACATTCGAACGCAAACGGAAATAGTTTTCTGGCAGTGGGGGATAGTTGTAGATCTTCACCTGAGACTCCCATTGGAGTTGACCGGATATGATCTTCGTCGTATGGAATACCGGTCGGCAAGTTTGCCATGATCTGAAGCAACCGCTTCTGGAGCCATTGCTGCTGCCTACGGCCTTTTCCCTTGGCACTGCTTGGCTTGAGTCCCGGCGCGAGATGCTTCTTCAGGATCTTATGAATCTCGTCTTCTACAATCTCTCGACCAATTTCAGTATCGTCGAAGTGTATATCGGCATATTCCAGAATTTCCTTTGCGATCTTGTCTCGTTTTGCTTTGGTTATGCTCATTAGAATTCTTCGTATAGTGGAAGTTTGACGTGTTGTCCGGGAACTTCTATCCGTCGATCATCATTGTCTAGGGTTCGGACTGCGTGGTTCCAAAGCCTACGTATGTCACATTTGACATATCGGGCATCCGTCAGGCCACTAGGTAGAAGCTCGTGTGGGACTTCGACGATATGCTCTGTCAGGTCTGCTGCCGGATCGTTCAGGTCGCATAGATACAGAACGTTCACTCCTACCGACGTGATCATTAGGACTTTATGGTGTGGATGTGGTTTCATTGAGATATATTAGAAATTTGTCGAAACTACAGACCGTTTTGTGGTCGTGTGGTATCGAATAAAAGAATTGCTGGAAACCGCGAGACTCAAATTGTTCCCTGATAATCTCGCCATTAGCTTCTCCAGCTTTGAATAGCTCGCCAATCCTAACGAGCCGAACGTCTCTACGGAATGTGGTAACTCCGTTCACCCACGCCATCCAGTATTCCTTCTCCGGGTTAGCAAAGGCGTAGTCAATTTTCCGTGGGTTGATTAGAAGGGTGCTGCCAATTCGAATGGGCCGGAGCGGACCGGTAACTTCTATGCAAATGTCGCTGTCCTTGATCTGGAAATCTGGTTCGGATTTCTCAAACCCATGACTGCCGGAAGATCCTTTGATATACTCGTCGGACCCTGCACCGAAACCGGACTCAATTACTATCCGGTCGGTGTAGAGTTCGATCTGCTCCTTGATGAACGACTCCTTCTGGGCAGCCTGTCCCCAAGTTCCCTTGAACTTCTCCTTGTAGAATGTCGAAGTTGACGTGGCCATTACCTAGTCTCTATTATTTTATCGACCCAATCAGCAACTGCTCGAATCTGGTTCGGCGTTGCATTTGATTTAATCCGGTTCGCCATATGCGAGATGATTACGACATTGCCCTTCACATAGCCCTTGTTCGGATCAAGACGATCAATGGACGGAGAGTTCGGCGTTGTGACGTTTGTAGAATCAAACGGGATACCTAGGACCGGGCAGCCATCTGGCATTGGTAGATCCTTGTAGTTGATGTCAAAGTCTACTCCGGATTTCTTCGCCCTGCGTCTTGCGCCGTTCACTAGGGTCCGAATAACGTTCTCAGGTTCGGAGCGCCATTCCCGCCATTGCTTCTTCGTGCATGTCCGGCAATCTCCTTTCCCCTTGTTGTACTCTTTTAGTGGCTTCGGCAGCCCACAGCTTTTGCAAACTTTCATAGTGTTCTCTCTTATCGAATGTTTAGTGATTATCTTTATACAAGGATCGTGCCAATTACTCAAATGGGAGATGGAACTTCTGTAGCTTTGGAACGATCAGCGCATGATCCTTTAGCATCTTGGCAGTCTCCAGCGTCAGGTTGTCGTAGTTGGCCTTAATCCCTTTTCTCTTCAGGTATAAAGCCATTTTCCCGGCAGGCCCAGAATGCTCTCTCTGCATTGTCGCGTATAGCTTCGAATTGTTTGCGTAGATCCATTTATCCGTAGCTTTGATCCCTGAGTTAAGATCGTCTGCCAGAAAATCGAAGTCCTTACAAGTTGGTCTACATGGTCGGCCTAGATCCGGTATCCACCCGCCTTCCAAGATCCTGTGTAGCTTCCACTTACCGCTAGGCTGTTTGGCCCACGCGATTATGACCGGGGTTTGCTCTGCTGGTTTTCTGGAGAATGGATTGAACGCGAGCCTTATGGCTCCGTACTCTTCCCCAATAACCCAGCGCAGTTGACTAAGCGCCTTTAGCTCTTCGTTGTATATGGTCTGTGTCCAAACGTCTTGACGTTTTAACGCTATTTCTAACGAAGACATTCCAGACAGGTCTCTGGTCGGAGCTTCCGGAAGATTCTCTTCTTCGTATAGAATAACGTCCACTACTTCAGACAGCATCTTGTCCTTCACGTCCACATTCTTCGGCAGTCCCAATAGGGTTGCTGGCATGTCCAGTCCATGCTCAACCGGGAACGCGGTGATGTATGTCAGGTAGGGCTTTCTTGACAGGCGTATAGCTTCCTTCCGCTCTTCAGGAGTCGCATATGAACCAAGGTCTACAGATGGATCGACCCTTAGTCCCCTTCCGATCTTCTGAATATATAGTGGTTGAGATTTGGTAATGGCATTGTCCAGAATACATTCAATCATAGGGTTATCATACCCTTCTGTGAATATGAGCCGGTTCGATACTAGATCCAGTGCGTCCGGATCATCATAGTCCAGCGCAAACCGTCTTACAATCTCTTGACGATCTTCGTCAGGGGTTTTGGCATCGACGTGTCCTGCCGTGAACTCGTCACGCTTGTTTAGGGTATTCACGAATAGCACAGACTGAGCCACGTTCTTTGCGAATGTCAGGGTGCGTAGCCCATTGCCATACGTCTCCCACGTCTTGACCATATAGTCTACCTGCTGCTCGTGGTCGAACTCTTTGTAGTCGTGGCTGACTAGCTCTGCGTGGTAGCACTTGATATCGCACAGCCACCCATTCTTTATTCCCCAGAGCAAATCATACGACGCAGATATTTTGTCCAGAAACGGGGCAAGCCCTGCGCCATCGGCCCTGACGAATGTTGCGCTCATGAAGACTGACAATGGCTTGGTCCCATCTGGGAACGTATGAAACTGAGACTCATCAGAGCCAACGCCAAAGTAATTCAGGATGTTGTCCCATGTTCCATCTTCCGTAGCATGGTGACCTTCGTCCGCAATCACGATTCCGGGGTAGCGGTGCTTGAACTTCGATATCCGGTTTCCCATTACCCGACCAATCGAATCGACCGACGCGAAGATATAGTCTTCTTCTCCGGTGCAGTGGTACTCTCCCATCTCCAGCCCTATCCATTTCTCCTTCCCCCATTTGCGCTTGAAGGTATTGTAGGCTGCCATTAGAATTTCCCTGCGATGTGACAGGAAGATCACCCCGCGCTTCTCTAGCTCAGGGAATACTTCCGGCAGGAACGCAGCAACGGCTGACGTTTTCCCTGCCCCTGTGAATAGGTTCACGCCCAGTCGATTCAGGCCAGAGTCGTAATCGGCCCTTAGATTGTCGGTTGTCTGTAGCTGGTATTCTCTTCTTACAAGTGCCATTAGTATTTCAGTATCTTGATTGATGCGCTGAACCGTTTCACGTACCCACGGCTCTGTGAGTCCCGGTCGAATGGCTGTACCGTTGTCTCCATGTGGGCCTGACATTGTTCGCCAAGTGATCGGGCAAGCATTCCGTATACGTAGCTGTCCGGTGGACCGTCCGCTGGATCGACAACATTGATCTCATGGTGGGCATGGAGACGTAGGATATCTACAGTCCTATCTATGACCATTTCTCCATTCTCCCTGCGGTATTCCAGCTTCTCTGCTTCAGCCTGAAAGCAATCATCCCAGCCGTGCATATACCCGCACGTAAATATAGTAGCTCCGAGAATCGGTAGCAAGATGCATAGTGCTATCATTAGAATGGCAAATAAGGGTTTGTACGCGCTTTCAGTCGTTCATTCTCTAGAATCAACTGGACCACCATCTTCGCTTTCTGACCGCCTTTGTCTTCTGGGGATCTGAAGTATGAGAATATTTCAATCCGGTCTTCCTTGGTCTCGCCAAGTTCGGGGTGCTTCAGTAGGAACTCATGGGCCGTTACCCAGCGCTTCCTGAACACACTATTCACTGGGAAGATCAGGTTGATATTTCCCTTCCGGTATGCGTGGAAAAGTGAGTCTGGATACTCTTCGGAGTCCAAGCTCCAGCACTTTTCATATCCAGCTTTCTCTAATCGGTCCACGTAGCTCGGCAGCCACCCATCAACGAGATAGTCAACATCGTCCGGTTCGTATCCGCCTAGAACGGTGGAGCCTGTGAGCATTACATTCAGGGGGATCCCGCTGAAGTCTCTGCATCTGAAGTTTTTGTTCGTCATAGTGTCGTACTAATATATTGTTTACTGATTACGTGGTATAGAGCAAGCATCGTGCCAAAATCACCTTTCGTACGAATATATTAGGACACGAGTCGAGCTTTCGTTCTATGACATTGCCTATGACACGCCGATAACTCGTTGCCACGCATAAAAACGGCCCAACCTACCGTCGTAAGTTGAGCCATCCTGCCGGATTGCTCCGGTTGTATGATGGAGAATGCACTTCCTATCATGTTCCGACTCCACTACTTCAGATGTCGTTTTAGCATTGCTAGTCGCCCATCGTCAGATCATCGTTTCACAGTCACCTTTTGCTGCGGTAAGCCACTTTAGCTCGCGCCACCATTTCAGCAAATTTAGTTACAGTTTTGCCAGCGTCGGATCTCTTCCATCTGATCTTCGTAGTTATCGTACTCGACCCATTGTCCGGCTTCACAAAGATCTACCGAACCGTCTCCTGTAGGAGATTCGGTCATCTCCGATACTGATCCAAGATCTTCCACCACCGGCGCTGTGTATTGTTTTTCCATTACTTAGTTGTATTAGTTTTCTTGGCTCTAGGCTTGCGGACGAACTTCTCTTCTTTCTTGGCCAGCGCTCCTTCAAGTTCGGAAGGGTTGCGAGCGTATGAGAAATTGCTTAGGTGGTAGGCTACGTAGACGTTGCTGTCCTTGTAGTTCTCGTCCACGTTGAAGAACATACCGGCTCCATTCTTGGCCATTCGCTCTACATCTACATGAGCGGATAGTCGTAGCTGGTTTGCCTTTGCTCCAAGGTGGCGCACTGAGAGTTGATCGACCGGCTGGTTACATTCTCGTATGAACGCTTCCTTAAGATCTGCTGTTAGTACGGCAGAGAGCCTAGTGCCTTTGAATTCGCCGTTGTCCACTATGAACATAGCAATCTCTCGTTTCCGGCGATCCATTCCTGCACTCGTCAGGGTGATATCGTAGATCTCTCCGGATTTAGGTACATCTGCTGGGAGTCGATTTATCATGATACATCTGGTAATGCGGTGATTGCCTGTAGCGCTTCAGCTACCGGTGTCACACCTGTTAGGACAGTTTCGAAGATGCCTTTGACCTGCTTTAGATCCTTGCCCTTCTTGGCTGCCGAGAATTCCTTAGTTTGTGCTGGGGTCAATTTGAACCCTGCTGTCTTGCTTGCCTTTACGGGCGCAGGGCGCTCAGGTTCCGTTGCAACTGCTTTTGCTCGCTGTGCAGATGATCCCTTTGGTAGGAACTGTGCTGGCATGCGGGGCGTGGTCTTGAAGTATAGCGGGTTCCCTTTGGTGTTGGTCGGGGTAGGCTTCATTGGAGTCCACTGGCCTTCAACTTCGTATAGGTAGCGCCCGATTCCCCACTGGACTGCTGCACGGCGCATGGCATCAGATAGTCCGCCCTTAATGGCTTCAATATCAGAATTACCTGCTCCATCGGTACGGCTGATCCATGTCTTTTCTCCTTGGGCCGTTTCTACTAGAATCTCAATGTTGCAAAGAATAGATTTCCCTACAGTGTCCCTAGGGTCTGATGAGAATGAATTTCTCCAGACGCATGTATCGTCCAGTCTCTGCTGAACCGCTCGGTTTGTGATGTAGAACGCTGCCATTGCACTTGACTTGTCCTTCGTGTAGGCCAGCGGGAATGACTTGATGTCCGACGCAGGAAAGAATGCCTGTAGGCGCTCTATGATTTCTGCGTAGTCGTATGTGATACTCATTATAGTATTCTGGAATATGGAATGTGGTGTGCTGCAATGAAAAACCGAGATAACCCGACTTACATCTAACATCTACGGGTGAACCTAAGATGCGAATGCGGGGTCTCTCAGCGGGGATTTTCCCAAATCACCCAGTTTCGGAGCTTAGAACGGTAGTTCGTCTCCTTCTGCTACAGGAGCAGCTTCCGCGACTGCGGGTGCAGGGTTTCCGCTACCACCGGCGCGACCACATAGTGTGAAGTCATCGACGCGGATCTCTACGGTCCGGAATGTCACTTCTTCTCCACCAATAGTCTTCTGATATGAACCGTAATTCAACGATCCCTGAATAAAGATCTGAGTACCTTTCTCAACGTACTGCGTGATGATCTCTGCCTGCTTGCCCCATGCTGTGAAGTTATGGAACTGTGGTCTCTCCTGCCATTCACCACTAGAATCCTTGTACGATTCGTTAGTGGCAACGCTGAAGTTTGTCACTGCGGTTCCACCGTCAGTGTGCTTTAGCTCAGGTTTTGCGGTTACGTTTCCGAGAACTTGAACTGTATTAACGCTTCTAGCCATTGTATCTTACCTAATTGTTGTTACTGATGATGCTTAAATTGCACTAAGACTGTCTTAGTACGTTGTTATGGTCTGCTTGTTACAGTGCAAAGACCGTGCCAAACTAAATGATTGCGTCTAGCTTTTGTTGTTGTGCCTTGCTGAGTTTCAGCCCAGACTCTTGTATCTCTTGCAAAGACCGTGCCAAGTTCTTGTCGTTGCGCCAGATAATTTTCTCTTCCTTTGATCGGGATTCGACGGGGGCCACACGCAGCACAGGAAAGGTCTTGCCGAAACGGGTCTGCTCCTTTGCCGTGACGTAATGTTCGTCCGTCGTTAAGCATTCCTGTCCGTTCAGGTACGTCATGATAGCGTACTTCAGATGTTTGATCCTTGGCTCCCGCTCTGCCTTATCGTCGGTCAGCCTAGCATACTCGAAACATAGCTCGTCTAGAAGTTCATCGTGGCGAAAGTCAAACTCGTCCGGTATTCCTTCGAAGTTAGGCTCAGTTTGAGTCTCAACATGAAACCAGAACGCCGGTAGGAACTCTTCAAATGCAGCATGTACCCGCTTATTCGGATGGATGCGGACAACGAGCGGTCTCCACTCATCGTAATCCCACACGCATATCTTGGCCTGCGGTAATCCGGTGATCCACATGTAGTATTGAACCTGAAGTATCCAGCTTTCTGATACTCCGTTGGAATTGATGTACTTGAAGTTCCGCATGGCTGGGGCTTTGAATTCCCATACGGTGTCCTTGGTCAGTCCGTCCGGATGTCCCCCACAGAACGTGTGTACGTCGTGCAGGATTGTAATCTGGGGCTTCGGCTTGCTGCTGAAGGGGCCACCATCGTATTCCCAATCAATATAGCGACCTAGTGCGCCATTCTTACCGAACCGCTTGAACATCTCTTCCGAGTTGATCGTACTGTCCAAATTTTCGACACAGTAGTCTTCAATAATGGACTCCATCGTGTTCCCGCGCCGGATGTGATGGTTGTCCAGATCGTCGAATTCTATACCAATCTTTTTGCGCCAGATCTTTAAGACCGTCTGGAAGGGGTTGCGACCTAGAATTCCGGCAGCGTCTGCCCCGCCTATGTAGCTTGCTCTGTCCACTATGAGTCACCTTTGTATTGTATTGGTTCTCCGACGTAAATCCCGGGTGGTGGTACTGGCATTTCTTCTCCGGGGTATACCACATATTCCGATTGCGTTACGATCTTGCCTACGCCACCAGCCCATGATGGGTAGATATCGCTCCCAATTTTGAATAGCCTGACGATTGTCAGAACCTGCCTGTTCTCCGCCACTAGGTCCGCGCAGAAGTTCTTAGCTTGTTGTAAGTTTCTGAACGTATTAAACATCCCTGAGTTGGCGTAGTTTCGTATTGCCCGATTTCTGACACGAATGAATTCAGGTGGGAGTTCCTGTCCCCTGCTTTTAAGCTGCTCGCTGTTCTCCGCCAGCCCCTTAAGGATTTCCAGCCAGTATACTGCGACTTCTTCTGATAGGGTTTTCATCACCCACCTATAGCCTTGGCTACTGATGTCGTTAGAGATGCTGCTACATTCAATCGACGAAAAACTGGCATGAGATGCACAATGAATTCTGCTGCACCCATAGCTTCTGGAATAGTTAGCTCAAACTCTGAGCCATTGGCGTGTATGTAGAGCAGTCTATCGGTGAATGCCCGTAGTGTTACGTCTTCTGTTAGCGCCAACTCTCTGTATGCCGGTGAACCATCTTGCGGGACAATTAGCGTTTTGTCATTCTGCATGGTATTTCCATTTTGTTAGTGATAATTGTTATACAAGCAAATACCGTGCCAAAAGCCAAAATGCTGTTCCGGTAAGTAAATGCCACGTTCCATGCAAGACGTTGTGTCGCCAGTCGTGGCTGTATGGTCCGCCATAGCGCTTGTCTCCAATGTCCCGTAGGATTAGCCCTAAGAGTATCAGCCCCAATACTTGACCGACTGCTGCAAGGGACACGAACGCATACAGGCCCACTAGTAGGGGCAGCGCCATAACGACTAGGGCATGGCGACTGTTCAGGTCCTGTACGCCTGTGCCTAAGCCAACGAATACTGCTAGGGCCATAGCGTATCCGATGTCGGGGCCGATAAGCTTGGCAAGTATGATCCCAAGGAACGCGCTGGTCACAAGGTACATGCCGATCCGGTCTGCCATAAGCCCAATCTCATTGCCAGTCCCATGATACCAGCCTGAGCCAATGCCAAGTGCGATAAGGGCCAGCCCAAGAACGGGCGCATATGAGAACCAATAGATGCCTACGGCAACATATATCAAATTTGTAAGTGTAGCGAATGGCTGCTTCATTTTATTTCGATTGCTTGTTTATATAGATCCATGTAGTAATTTACCCTGTCTCGTAGTGTTGAAAGACGGGCGCAAAGCGCGACGTTCATGTCCCGTTCAACGGTTAGTTCAGCGTCCTTTTTCTGGGCTACCTTTTTCCAGTGTTCCTTCATGCGCTCGGAGCGTCTGACTTCGCTCTGCATCCTAGTGTATCTTTCTAGGGTTATTGTAACGCTTTCTATATTATTTTCCATGTTGTTTTCTCTTGTACCCATAGGTTGAGTTCATGTATAGATCTTGGAATAGTCGATCCGTCAGGGGTGATAGCTGGGCTTCTCTAGCCGTTTTCTTTTCTCCGCTGGGGGTGGGTGGCTCCAAGTGTGGTAGCCAGATCATTATGTCAATCCACATAAGCAGACCGAATAACAGGCACTTCAAAATACACGGTTCTCGTAGAAGAATATTGGTGGCTCGTCTGAGTTTTTGATCTTCCATATTTTGACCATCGAAGCGGTCTTGAGTAGATTAACGTCAAACGGCATGTCCCGTGTGAAGATAAGGTCGGCAGCTTCTTCAGGTTCGCTTGTGCCTAGTTCGAAAGTCAACGCGAGTTCACGGTTTTCCGTGAAGGCCGTGAAGGTAGCTACGCCACGCTTGAAATGCCGGAAGTCCGCGTGTTGGCGCGTCCAGTGGTTTTCGTGGAGTAGTCTCTGTAGTATTGCTTGTTGGTCGGTATTCATTGTCTCTCCTGATTAGGCCAGTTGGCGCGGATGATTTCGATACACCGCAGTTGCTCGTTATATATATCTGATTCTACTGGATCGTATGCTTCAATCTCCGCAACAATCTCTTCTAGTGTTTTCGTTTTATCTTCGCTCCTTCTGGCGAGCCGGTGATTGATAATTCGCATCAAGATGTGGGCATAAGGCTTCACATTGTCATTCTCACAGTCGCAGAGATATTCGTGTATTCTTGCTTCAATCCCAGCAATCGGTTCATCCGAGACTTTGGGCCAGTTGGCTTCTAGAATTTCTTCGACATCTCGCGCATAAACCATAGCTTCATATGGGTAGCCACATTCTTTCTTTTCAATCTCAGCGAGCGTTTCATCCAATGTTTTCATCGTCGCTCCTGTCTAGTCCATTGATTTGCTCTTCTCGCTCGTCGTATGCGTCGTTACATTCCCGCTCGTACGGGGTCTCCAACTCGTCCAGTTCTTCTTCAATCGAAGGTACGATCCGCTTACCGCGTTCTCCATGTGGCCTACTCCGCCTTAGCACTTTCCGGGCTGTCATCTTTATGTGTCCCATTACTCCGATATCCATTTAGTTATCCAATCATGGTTTGCTGGAGCGTGTGCCTTAATCGCTGCCAACACTTCTTGCGAACTCAAGTTATAGTCGAGCAGGTACATTCTGCCGGACAGCCAGCCTTCAAAGTACAGGTCGAATCTAGGGCAGCATGGAGCGGAATCCATGCGCCTGATAGCTTCATAGCAGGATGTCTCTGGTATAATAGTTTTCATAATTAGTCTCTATTCATGATTTCAGCCGATACGAGTACGAACTCCCTGCACGTATCTAGGCCAAAGAATTTCCTAGCTTCCTGCGGGGTCATTCCGCAAAATAGATTGGGGTCGTGTGGGTATGCTACCCGATCATTAAGGGCCGTTGAGTACCGCATTTCGATCCCGCCGATGAATAGGTTTACCTGCTTGCCATTCACTCCGAAAATGTTGGTCAGTCCTACACGTAGGGAAATTACATCTTCTGCCTTGGCGTAGAAATACACTTCGTCGGTGTGTACTCCGTCAATCATTTCTAAGCCTGCTAGTAGTGCTTCTGGCACCTGTGTTCCATGATATACTGCTTTCATAATCTTTTCTCTTTTGTTAGTTAGTTACTTTCTTATCTAATGTATCGGCTAAAACGCCGATGAGCTTAAATTTGTTCCTGCTTTTCTTTTACTTGCAAATACCGTGCCACAAACCGGTCATATGGTCCAAGCCAGAAAAATAATCCGCCGTAGGCCAGCATTGCTCCAGCTACAATCAAATAGTAGGTGTTCATATTATTCTCCTGTCTCGTCTGCGTACTTACTCAATTTCTTCGCTGCCCTGAATGATTCCATCTGGAAGCTATACGGTCTGGTCTCTCCAATCCATTTGCGATACCTGCGAAGGGATCTAGCGAACTCGAAGGGCGTGGTCAGTTCGTCGATCAAGTGCATGTAGTTTCGGCAGTCCAGTACGTCACGGTGATTAGATAGTCGTTTCTCTTCTCTGGCCTGTTCACGCTCTATGATGCCCCGCGTTATACGGTCCCATTCTTGGGCTGCTATTGTTTGATGCTTCATTAGTTTCTCTGGCTAGGGTGTAGGTTGATCAGTAGGTCAATCGGTAGCGGATCGTAAGGCTCCTGTGAAGATCGTATTTCTTCGACGGTCTCCTGTAGGCCACGCTCGGCATACTCTCTAAGACCTTCAATGATCCTTGGGTCTGACAGCACGAAGGATAAGTTCTCCGGCATGTAGAATTCTCCTTCCCCTTTGATATCGTCAAAGATCGTATCGAAGGCTTCTTCGTATTTGATGTGATCTTCGTCCCACATATCATTTGCCAGTTTCCCGATCCCTTCTTCGATGAATAGGACAAGGTTCTTGTTGTCTCTGTAGAACTCGCTGTAGTTACTCTGGGTCAATCTAAATTTGTTCATGGTCCGTCTCTTAATTTGTTTGTTTACTTCTCTAACTATAGTATCGGCTGCGGGTTCCCAAACCTTAAGCTTTTCTTTACTCTTAGTTACTACCCCTGATAAGCTAGTTAGTATGTATGTGGCCCTTTTTCGGAAAATGTGCCCTGAGTGTCTGGAAAGGCCGTTTCTATCGGAGTGATTTTTGCCAGTTTTCTCCTGACAGTTGGGCCGTTTTTTCGCATCTTGAACAGGAAGTCCCACTGCGGATCCTGCCCCTTCCGCCCGTTCTTATTGTGCCCGTCTCGTGTGCTGTGTCCCCGCGCAGAGACCCTTACCAGCCAGCCCCTTGCAGTCTTAGGGAAGTCCCTTTCGTCTATCGGCTCGGTGGCTCTGTTGTATGCTGAACGCGCCTTGTTTTCTTTGGTACTCATTTCTTTCTCCGGTATACAGCGGTGATGTCTTCCCGCTGGACTGTTATTGGAAACTCAAACACTAGGCCGTGAACGACAACGTAGGTCTCTCCCATTGCGACAACCTTTCCATGCCAAGGGCCACGTCTGGAGTAAAAGTTTGGGTCGATGTATTCTATGATATCACCAAATTTTGCTTTCATTTCTGCTGGGTTCTTGGGGCACGGTTTCCCTGTGCCGTGTATATGATAGATTCGGGCTTCTGCTGCATCTCGAAGAACTCAAGATTCCTTCTGGCCATAACCCAGTTGTTTCTTAGCTCGCGCTTGACAATGTTAGACACACTCGGCAGAGCATCGTATTCAAAGAACTGCTCCCTGTAGTGCCTGACGGTTGCCTGTAATTCTTCATGTCTAGTCATTTGCTTCACTCCATGCCATTAGGTTACGATCATAGTCCTGTAGTGCGTCCCTGCTTACCCGTAGCTCGCGTAAAGAGTCTGGGGTAGGTTGCCTGCCGAATTCTTTCTTCGCGTCCTGTACGCACTGCCACAGGCGGTATCTCTCTTGGAAGCTATACACTTTCTTCATTTTCCGGACCGAATTTTTGTAGGAAAGGTTTCATGCCTTCAACGTAGACTTTGTATAGCGTAGTCGGGTTGGGACCGATCCGCTCTTCGACGAACCACGCAAGCGCATCTTCTGCGGACGTGTGAGCGCCCCCAAGGTATTGGCGACCTGACCGGCCATGTCTCCAGACTTCAAAAGTCCCTGACGGGTTGAACCCGTCTCTATTGGTGTGAATGTAATAAGTATCCATCTCTATAGACCTAATTGTTTGTTAACTTTATCATCGAACGCTTTAAGTGCAGCTATCGCCTTACGTAGTCTAGCTTCAGCCTTACCTTCTGGCTGGCAGACAACCCTATCGACTCCGTTCCTTGCGCGTCGCAGTTCTTCGTAAAGGTCTGCTCTCTCATTCATCATTGCTGTAATATCCATCTCTTTTCTCCGAATTGTTTGTTTCGTTTCTTACTCTAACTAAGGTATCGGCATAAAGGTTCCCGATCTTAACTACTTCACACTTTCTTCACAGTGAATAAATTCTCTGCCATTCTGACGATCCAAGGCTGCTGAATTCCTTTCTGGATGGCCCTGAAGACTACAATTTCTTTGACCCCTGTAGCGGTCTTCTTAAGGCACATAGCCTTCACTATACCGGCATCAATATCTTCTTTGACCTTAAAGGTGTTTCCAGAATTCCGCATTGCTGCGACCATTTTCTGTAGCTCGCTATCGGTGGCCAACATATTCTCAAATTTCATAATCATTCTCCTTATTTTCTTTTCTCCGCTTCCCAGTCGCTGATGGCTTGTAGCTGGGCTTGAACGTCTCGGGCTTCACTCATGCTTGCCACATTCCCGCCGTGAGTCTTTCCCCCGTAGAACGGGTTCGAAGGCTTCATGCGGATATCAAGAACCCCTAAGTGATAGCGAGCCGTGAAGTCCGCAGTCTCGAACTTGTCTAGGTCCTGTAGCTGCTCCAGCATCCCTGCAACATGTTCTCCTTCAGTCACTTCGAGTATGTGCCGTAGGTGCAGTGCAGCATCGTCTGATAGCTCAAGATACTGCATTGGCGGGTTTGTCCGTTGGTGGGACGCGAATAGATCTTCCAATTCTTCATAGTCGATCCACTTCGAACTCTCTGAGACCTTCTGGGCCAGAAGCTTGGCCATGTCGATCACTTGCTTCTTACTGTATAGATACTTTTTCATCTTACTTCCAAATTTCGTTTATGAGTTTGAATAATTCCCACTTTCCGTCTGTCTTAGAGAAGAGCAGGCTGTAGTAACATTTGAACCGCATAGTCCACTTCTTGCAGAATTCTCTGCAACCCTTACTCAACTGGAAATTTATCATTCCGTCTTCTCCGCCACCCAGTCCGTAATACTGTGCCAGTATGAATGGACCGATCTTGATTGCTGCGAACCCTTCCCCTTCATGGTCACTATGTCGGGTCAGAAAGGTCCGGCCTTCGCTGTAATGATGTCCGCAGAACGGCGCGGTCTCCCACTCTTCAGTGGATCCGAAGCCAAGGTCTAGCAGTTTCGTATGTAGGGCTACAATTTTCATATTCGTATTAGTTAGTTACTTTCTCTCTGTATCGGCTTCAAGTTAAAATATCTTAAGCCCGATTGCAAATTATTTTTTCCGTCGCGGGATATACGTTGTGTCACACTATATTCGAATCACCTGCCAGCTTGGGTTTGAATTCTCCGCTACCGGATTTGAATTCTCCGGTGGGGGGCTTGAATTCTCCGGTGGGGGTCTGAAAATGGCCTTGGATAGCCGTTATTGCGATTCGATCTTCACACAATCTTCATAATTGAGAATGTCAAGACTTCACACAAACTTCACACGACCTTCACAGAACCTTCATAATAGGGTATAGCCGTTATTGCGAATCTTCACACGAACTTCACATTCAGTTCACGGAATCTTCACAAAGTAGCTTCACACTATCTTCACAGTTCCTTCACAGTATCTTCATATAATATGTCTTCACGAAATCTTCATATAACTCGGTCTGGTTTATACACTGGCCAAAAATATCGGCCAAAATATTGACAATGTTAACACCTTCACACAATCTTCATAAACCTAAGTTTGGCATAGTTTTTGTTGTCACGGCAAGAATCATGCCAAAATAGTCGAATTCGCTCAAAATCGCCTATCTATTTTATTGCATACTAGAGCAAGGGTATTTTTTGCGTCGATTCTGGGGCATTCTGGGGATCGATATATCCGTTATTGCAATATATCGGCCTGAATTGTGAAGAAATGATGAAGGATTTAATATTGTCAATATTTTGACCGATATTCGAGTTGTATTCAAATTACATCAACAAAATAGGCCAGACGGTCAAAAAATCATGGAAAATCAGACTTCAACCCGCATCAAAAAGGAATTGAACTCAGACCGATATATAAGGGGCGGACAATTCCCACGGATATTTTTCGCAGGCCTTAAGCAACGTACCGTGATAGAAGGCGGATCTACGAATTTTTGGTCTCACTGCGAATCAAAATGCAATACTCGCGGATATATTGTAGCGGATGGCAAAAATGGAGTGACCGTATCAAAAAGGGATTTTCGGAGCGGTTTGGATCTTGAATCTTTCTTAGCACCCTATATTGAACGTTGGCTGCAGAATGAAGAGTACCACGGGTTCGGCACGTGGGTATCGTTTGACGAAGAGTTAGTTTACATCGATCCTATAACTGCGGTTGATTTTCGGGTCACAGCTAGAACCTTAGCGAGCGAACGCGGAGAGACCTGTTTTAGGGACGTGGAAAATAAAACAGAATTGTACTTAAGTTAACTGGAACCCGTGCCGATACGTATTGTAGGATCGGTAATTAAACTCACAAAATAGGATCATATCATGTTTTACTTACTCATTTTAATAGCTGCAGTCCCCTTTTTGAATATCTTAGCACGAATTGTACTCAAGTAATTACCCTAATAAAACAGGCCAGACGGTCACAAAATAATGAACCTAAGTAAGCTTAAGACCCGCGTAAATTCGACTGAAGGTATGAAAAGGCGGATAGTCGCTTTTCACAACATGCATGTGACTCCAGATATCGCAACCGCTGGAAAAATTTGGTACTCAAATGCATACGCGAAGGCGCTGTATCTTTCTAAGTGTTACGCGATATCTCTTGACACTGCAGCCGGTGTATTGTCCGCCTTATCTCCAGCCGTTTCATGGACTGCGAATCAAGTTGATGCGGAGAACTTAATTAGAGCGTACGTCGAAGGAACCGATACAGATTCAGTAACCGTTTCAACATACGGCCCTAATAAACGCAAGGCGCTTGCTATCCTTACGGAGCATACCGAAGCTACAGAAGAGCGACGGTTTCCGGATATAAAGCGATTTTTCAAGCGTGACACTAAAACGCGTTCGTTCTTTTTGAATATAGTACAACCCCACGGTACAATAGCTGTAACCGTGGATAGGCATGCAATCGCTGTAGCGTTAGGCACAACGTCCCCAGACGCGTCAAAATTAAGCATAACGGCCAAAAGATACCGATCGATATCTGAAGCGTACCAACTCGCTAATAAGGCCTTAGGGTATCATGTACCGTGCGACCTGCAGGCCGTGGTATGGCTCGCGTACCGGTCACTCCACGTTGCACCCCACGTATACGCTGCAGAAGCACCTTTCTAATATAGACCGATACAATAGACCCGATACGTTGAACCCGTGTCGGGTTTATTTTTGCCCCGTCGCCAATGTTGTATATACAATAGTTGTATACACTTTCGTATGATGTGACAAGCAACTACCGTGCCAATTCACAATTCCTTCACAAACAAAGATCGTGCCAACTTCGCTCCAGCAAAAACCGTGCCAAGTTTCCACCCGCAAAGATCGTGCCAAATAAAATCGTGCCAAACTATTTCTCTTCACACAAAATTCATATGGGGGGTAGGGGGATGGGTGTGCGATACACCGACTTAGAGAATATGACCAATTTCTCCGGGTCGTGTAAACTTTTCTCCGAGTGGGGTAGGCTCGAATCGTCTGGAATATTTTGGTCAGTGACGGGTCGGCCTTTGCTCGTGTAAACGAAACTCCCAAGTGGCGTAGTCGTATTGTTCACTTGTTAAGGGAATAGTATGACCCGCGACAATTTAGACCACCTTCGACCAAGTGATGAATCCAATCTTACAAAAATGCGTCTGCTGCGGAATCGAACATGTCAACTATCCGACGTGTCGTGCCTGTGTGCAGTGCGTATGGGCCACCATCTATAAACGCATCTACGGAAAGAATGCCTAAATATACCGAGTTCGACCAAAAGCGCTGTTTCAGCATGTATATGGATGGATTTCCATTGACTGAGATATCAGCAACCACCGGCATCAGCCGGGTCACCCTTACTAAGTGGAAGAAAAGGGGACTCCCTGTGTATCTGTCAGGGGGAGTAACGTGGGATGATTTCCGTGAGCGTCATAACGCCGACATCCAGCAGAAGGCAATCGTCAAGCGGAGCGTCCAAGTTCAAAAGTCCAGCCTAGATTTCCTTGAGCAGACCAAGAACGACGTTCAGTCACTCTTCGAGAATCTGAAGACGGAGCTAATCCAGAACGGGGCGGACAAGTTGTCCTATGGGGACATCGAAAAACTATTGAATATTTTCATCCGTCTCGACAATCAGGGTGCAGAGAAAATACTATGGCAGCAGAATGAGCTACGCAAAATGTTCGCTGTAGTTCTTCATCGGGTCAAAGACGAACGAGTCGTGCTGCAAATTAGAAATGACTTGATCGGAATAGCAGCAGCAGAACAGCAAAAGATGGGTGACATGCCGGGTAAGGAATTCCTACCTACTCCTGTAGATATGGTAGTTGTAGACGAAGAGACACTGAATTCGTTGGAGTCTCAAACTGACGTTAAGTAACTACGCTAACGACCTTCCCTGACATCCCCCATCATCCCCGAATCCCTTTCACCCCCTACCCCCTATAACCCTTTACCCCTTCTTCCCCCTTCAAGTTTCATTACGATCTGAACTTCACAGTATCTTCATAGTTTAGCCTAGACTAACTTTTCCATGGCCCACGATATAGCTTCCTTATTTGACGATGTAACGCAAGGCGCGAGAGTAGAAATACGCGACCCTTTGCTAGACCCCTACGGAAATACGTCCAAGGCAACAAAGAGCCAGCGTGAAGCGTGGGATTTCTTCCACGAGAATTTGGGCAAAACCTATATAGACAAGAATGGCGAGCAGCACATCATCGCTCCCCGAATCGGTATGGTCGGAGCGAAGGGTAGTTCCAAGACGCACTTGGGCGGATGTGTCGGCGCACACATGATCCAAGCCTATCCCGGCAGTGTGGGCTGTCTGATGTCGAACTCGTACCAGCAGGCGAAGGACAACGGTGGCCCGATCCTGATCAAGATCATTGAGCAGCTAGGATACAGCATAGAGTTCTACACCCAGAAGAAGGTCGGCTCCCGGTCGTTCACCAACTTCTACATGATAACCTTAGCGCCCGGCGTTTACTCATTCGTATTGGTTCGGTCGTTCGACGCTATCAGCCGAATAGAAGGGGCCGAGATTGACTGGGGCTGGGGCGAAGAAATTCAGGATGCGGACAAGGCAGCGTTTGTTGTCTTCACGTCTCGTATCCGTGGCCAAGGAAGCCCGAACGTGATCTGCTCATTTGGCATGCCTGAGCCAGCGACCCACTGGCAGTATAAGATGCTACCGAATCTTGGGTTCCAGTTGGCAGACGAGTACACCGGTCCGCAGGAAGTAGAGCTACCGGACGGGGGCATGTCGGTCCGAGTCGGCAAGCTGTGGGAACCGAGCGTATTCGAGAACAAGCAGAACGTCGGCGCACAGTACATCCAGACCCTACTGGACTCCTACTCTAAGGAAGATGCAGATCGCTACGTATACGGCAAGCGTGGAGCGACACGCGGGGACAGGGTGTTCTACTCCTACCGGGATGATCTCCACCGCCGGGGAAACATGTCGAAACTGTTATGCGAGTACGAACCGCAGACCAAACTGATCTTCGCCTATGACTTCAACGTCTACCCGATGAGTTGCGGAGTATTTCAGCCGAAACTATGGAACGACAAATGGGACGATCTGATTCTGGACCCAAAGCTAGGATGGATGAACCCCGTAGACGGGGTATCGTATGACAGCCCGGAAGATTACTGCCCACCGAACAGAACGGTCTTCGCTCAGGTGGACGAGCTAGAAGTTTACCCCGATAATCCAGAAGGCGGGATGACTAGGGGTATGGTTCTGCAATTAGAGAAACGATATGTCGATCATGCTGCGCCTGTAGTGGTCGTGGGTGATGCGTCGGGTAATCAGAGACGCTCTTCATCCGAAACGACAGACTGGCTGATCATCGCACAGTCTATGAAGAACTACAGACAGCCAATAGTGATCCGTGGGCTGATTGCAAACAACGATTTGAAGACTGGCAGGACCAAGTACAGCAATCCTAGCCAGAGAGACGCGCTAATGAATGCCAATCGTATGCTTTTGGACGCAAATGGTAGCGTAAATGTATGTTTTCTGCCCGAAAGTAAGCTAGAGTCAGGGGGAATAGCTAGTGCTGTAACGGCTTTAGGCTTCACTGCCGACGGTGGCTTTGACACAAGATTGGAGAGAAAAATGGACCGGGATATCCCAAGATCGCATTTCGCGGATATCTACAAGTATTTCGCGTGGTATGCTATGCCACCTAACTCATGGACAGGAAAAGAGCATAAATTGGACCGGCATATAGCCAAAGGGCCAAGGAAGCAAACCGCCAGAATGGAGTCGAGCCGTTCGGGTTGGATTAACTAAACCAGACAAACTGCGTACAATGCAACTATCACTAAGTCGGATGTTCGTGGCAGTACAGCCACTCATCGTAAGGAGCGACGAAAATATGACTGAAACTGAGAAAATGAAGCTAGAGTGCGCCTGCAAAATGCTGGAGCAACTGCTTATAGTAGAACTGAAGAAGAAAGAGAAGTCTCGGATGTCCGAAACCGAAATGGTGGACTACGTGGCAGGCATAGTGAATGAGCTATTCGACACCATTACTACCCCGTGACAATCGTGAACCCTAATGATTCTCCGACTGCCCTAGCGATAGCCCTGATGTCTGCGCGGGAGAGATAAAGGAAGTGCCGAATCTTAGTTCCGCGCTTTGTCCTTATTCCCTGATCGTTATGGTACTCCGCAATCCTGCGGTGCCTACTTGTGGCAAACGCCATACCGATATTCAACTCCGTCTTAGTGAAGGAACCCCGGCCTGTCATACCTTCCAGCATACCGGTGGAGCCACGAGACTGCGTTAGAGTTACCGGGGCCTGCCGACCCTGCTTCTTGGCATAGCTTGGCTCATAATTCTGAACGCCTGCTCCCCTACTTTTCTGTGGGTGGAACCGTCCGCTCAGAGTCCTTTCCCTGATCCTTGTCTCCGCCATTCTCGCTGCCATCATCGCCGTTTTCCGCTTCTTCCCTTCCGGCAGCAGACTGCTGTTCATCGTCCAAACTATTTTCGCGCTCATCGTTCATCTTCTGGATGTTGGTCATTGGGACTAATTTGCCATGGAACAGAACCATCTGCCCTTCTTCGGCGTGTGGGATTCCAAGCTGATCGTGGATCTCATCGACCGCGACCGGCACACCAGCATTGGATAGATCCGTGAAGATCCGTACCTTCTCACTATTGTCTCCGGGCTTGGCTACAATCGGCTTCGTTAACGGGATGAGACGCTTCACGTAGTCATCTCCGTAATTGACAGCTAGTACCGCATGGTTGAATGCGTCGAAACCCTTCCGGACAACTTCAGCTATGTGGGCAACGATTTCCAAGCGGACACCGTTGAGTACCTGAAGCTGCGCCCGGCTACCTTGGGCTGCGTCCTTATTCATACCGGACTGCCCGGTCATGGCCGTAGCGATTTCGTCGTTTGCTACCTTGATAAGGTCGGAGAACGTAGTGATGTTGCCGGAGTTCGTTGACTCTAGCAACTGGATGTCGGCTCCCTGTGGGAACATGCCCCATTTATTTCGACCAATCGTATCTAGGAAAGATTTCAATTCCGCCCGGTCAGAAGAAGTGGCTTCCGGAGCGTACCGACCGACTCGTGTCGGCTGTCCGTACCCTTCAACGTATTCGATCCACCAAAGCTGCGCGTACATCTTGGTGATCCACCAGCCTAGCACCCGGCGCAATGCACCAAGCGTATCGTACCGGCCACGAAGCCCGGTCCCGTCTTCTACAAGGAACGCTTTACGTTTGTCGATTTCTTTGAAGTATATCCCGGTTGGCTTCTCCATCGTGATCATGTAGAGTTCGCCCCAGTTAGGGTCGTTCGTCAGCATGTTCATCTTAAGGGACTGACCCGGAATTCTCCTTGGCTGCTCTGGCAGAGCAAGTTTCTGTCCACGCGGATAATCGTGAATTTTGTACTTCATCTGGAAAGGGACGCAACCGATCTCGTATGCGTTCACCAAATCCCCGACGAAAGCGTGGGTATCAATATTGTTATACGCTTCGATACACGTATTTCTGTAGTCTTCGGCTAGAGCCACTTCGCGAGCAGATGTAGTTGGCGCTCGCATAGTCTTCAACGGCAACCCAGACACCGTGGCCTTCATACTTCCCGATATTCCACCAATTCTAGAGTCGGACACTAACATTTTCTCGTAAAGCTCGTATAGTCTCGTCAGGTCTCCGCTTGCAGCAGCACTTCTTATGGAATCTAGCTCAGTTGGGGATATCTCGGATGGTATGATACCTAGCCGATCACTATAACCAGTCTGTCTTGCTATGAAATTGCCGAAGTCTCTGGGTAAGGCTGGAACTTCTGACGGTGCAAACCGTCCAATGGTCTTTGCCATGATAGAAAATCTCTTTTAGGTTAAAATTATGCCAGTATACACAGTAACTGCCGACATCTATAACGTTGTTTCATCGAAAGTTGTTGCGGAGCTTACGGATGACACTGCGGGAGTCACCGTTGACACCGATATTATCGACTCTGCGCTAGAACGTGCCGAGTCCGTGGTGGACTCATACGTTGGAAAGGTCTATACTGTTCCACTGTCCACACCAGTTTTAGCTTCCGTTGAACATGCAGTAGTAACGCTTGCAGCCTGCTACCTGTACCGCCGGAGACCCGGAGCCACTCCTGACGAAGTAAAAGAAGCATGCGAACGCACCGTAGAATGGTTGGAAAAGGTTGCAGCCGGGACGATTGAGCTTGCGGATGAAACCCCAGCGACGGATGCAGCGGACGAAGGAAACGACACAGAGACCTTTAGCAAAATGGTATTTTAGATGAGCGAATCTACTGGAGTTACGTCACATCGCGGTATTCCTTCTGGTATTGTCGGCGTTGTTGAAAGCGTACTGACTACACATATGGCTGCGGTCGGAATACTAGACAGCCAGAACTACAAACTGAAGCATTATGCTGGGGAATTCCTAGCGGAAGACAACCTTAACAGGCTGGTGGCAGACGTTTCTCAATTCTCCTATGTTATGTGGGACGTTGAGATGATTGACGAGACAGGCGAAAACTCTGATCTTACGATGGCGGAAGACACTTTCAGCCTAATTCTTTTTTGCTGTGTGAGTAATCGTTTTAGCGAATCTTCTCAATGGTCATCGTCGTATGATCTCGCTTGGGATGTCAGACGCGCCTTTCAGGGTGTATCGTTTGATAATGTCGCAGACATTCACAGCAATGGATATTTCACCCCACTCTCTATTGAGCGGGAACTTCACGTACCGGGCATGAGCGTTCACACATTCAGAATGGATGCAACGATAGTTCACGATGTCAACGGCGTAACACCTTAACACTCTAAAACGAAAATAAAGTTATGAGCGATTACGGAACAACTCTAGGCCGAGCAGGTCTTGCATACGGCCCCGGCCATTCTCCAGTTGTGGTAGTACCACACGCATCAAACCCGATATCTACGGACGGAAACGGCGAAGCACTCGTTGCTCGCGGTATCTACGTTGGCGTTACTGGAGATATAACGGGGGTCGTGCTAGGCAATGATACTGCCGTTCTCTTTAAGGCAGTTCCAGTAGGAATTCTTAACGTTGCGTTCACGCACGTCGAAGTCGTGGGAACTACGGCTACTAATATGGTCGCACTATACTAGGAGACGATCATGTTTTTTGGATTAAGTAACCACTACGGCCAGACGAAAGGCGGTGGTGAAGTTGTCGCTGACGTAGCTACCGGTATTTGGTGGGCATCGCAAACCGCATCGCTCTATAAATACGATACTACTACGGGAGCGGAATGGGTAATGGCGACGATCTCTGCATCTGCGGATATCGTTACGATACTCCACGACAAGGCGAACTCTCGCTTACTTCTATTGGATATTATAGGAAATCGGGTAGTTCAGGTTGACGAAGATGGAACTAATGAAGTAGATGTATTAACTTCAGCGGATATTACTTCAGTATCAACCGGGAACTGGATGACAATCGACGCAGATAATGATAAGTTCTTTATATCATGTTCTGAAGGTCTGGTATCGTTTACACTCTCGACATTCGCGGACAAGAATGTCATGGTGACTGATGTATCAATCCCCAGTATATCCGGGATGGATTGGGATCCAATAACAGAGAAGGTTTATTTCTGTGTCGGCTCGCCCGGTGGACTGTATAGCATAAATGCAGACGGAACTAGCGTTTCTGCGAAACTAGGAACAGCAACACCGACGCACGATCTATGTGTCGCGGACGGATCTGTTTTCTATGCGAAAAATACAGACAAGGTTTATCGCGCTGACCTTGATGGCACAAATGCTGTTACTTGGCTAGATGCTGGTATCGGTGACGTAAATCACATCAACCGCACTGAAGATGGCAATATAACATTTGGTCAGGAAGGTGGCTCTGGGGTCATTGAAGGAGTCTGGATTGCAGATCCTACAGACACGCCAACAAGCACCCATGCTGCTGCTGCTGATTATCCGTTCGATATGGGTACTGGCGCTAGAACCTGTTCGGCGGTTGAGTACACTCCCGCTATTACACCAACTGCGACCGGACAAGTAGATGGATTCTTCTTCGTCAAAGTAGACGATACCCTTAACTATTTCAGTAAGCGTTTGGGTCGTGCCTATCAAATAAGTAATCAGATTGGAGATTCATCTAGTGCTGACTTCTTCGATATTAAATATGATCAGACGCGAGACAAGCTGATCTTGTTGGCATCAGTTCAAAATGATGTTTGGACTTGTGACCGAGATGGTAGCAATGCCGTTAACGTATTAACGACAGCCGATTTCGGAACCTTTTCTACTGCAAATTCTGCATGTCTTGATACCGTGAATGACAGGCTGGTATTTACCTGTAGTGAAGGTAGCGTAGCTTTCGACATGGCCACATGGTCAACAAAAACTACACTTATAACAAGCGCGACACTTGCGAACCAGTATGCAATCGCGTATGACGAAACCAATGACAGGTACTACGTTTCAAACAACGTGAATGATCTATGGTACTGTGATTCGGATGGAACCAATCAAGTTGATGCTTCGAATGATCTACAGGGAGCCTATGCTCTAGCGATTGACAATGGAACCGGTCAGATATACGGATCCAAAGATCAAGATCTTCTTTATGTAGCCGATCTACCTGCTGGGAACAATAACGCAACGTACTTGGATCTCGGATCTGGCGATATAACGTCACTGGAAATCGACGAAGCCGGTGGTTTGATATGGGCGTTTAATACGTCTGATGTAGATGCTAGAGACGGTATCTATGAGATTGATATCAGCGAGCAGCCAACTAGCACCCATGCCCAAGCCGTTGACTATCAAATTCTGACAAGCGTAACATCGAACTTCGGATTCTGCGCTTACTTCGTTCAGTAAAACTTTTTCACACTTAATCTCGTAAGAGCTTACCTATGAAACATCAAAACGTTATAAACTTTCTGTCTGGGTCTATGTGGCTTTCTACTGAAGCCCAGATGGACGCTATACGCTCGGTTACGGAATCAGTGTTGAATGGCAATAACGCAGAACTTCGTACGGAGTTTATGGGTGCCCGTATTAAAGCTGAAACTCCAGCTACCGGATCAGACCTATACGATAGTGCCGGGGTTGTCATCTCAGGCTCTACAGCAGTCGTTCCACTCCACGGCGCGATAGCTCCAAAGGTGAATGCGATGTCTGCAATGTCTGGCGGAACAAGTGCGGAACTATTTGCAACAACAATCAAAGCCCTGACGAAAGACCCCGCAGTGAAAACGATCCTTCTGGACGTTGACTCTGGCGGTGGAAATGTCCACGGCATTCAGGCTGCTGCTAATGCAGTTCTGGCTGCCCGGAAGACGAAGCGGGTATTCACGCTGGCCAACTACGATATGTGCAGTGCTGCATATTGGATCGGTAGCGCAGCGGAAAAAGTCTTCGTGACCCCAACTTCAAACGTCGGTAGTATCGGCGTGTTGTCTGTACTCCAGTTCAACAGCGAAGAAGATCAGAAGCGTGTGGAGATAATTCGAAGCGCCCCTAACAAGGCTGCTGTGAATCCACATGAACCTTTGACAGATGAAGCTCGTAAGAAGTTGCAATCCGACATTGATCGGATGCATACTACTTTCGTAGAAGCAATCTCATTAAACAGAAATATCTCAATGGACAAAGCAAACGAATTGGCCGACGGTTCAGTAGAAATGGGAGAAGCAGCAGTTGAAGCTGGTCTCGCAGACGCTACCGTAGAAGGGCTTGATGACGTTCTTGCACAGATTGATGCTATGGAAAACATGGAAGGTCGTATCGACGTTCTGCGTGAATCATACATCACTGCTACAGAAGAAGTCAAAGTCTTGGCTGCTGAAATTGTTGACTATGAGACACGTCTAGATGAAGCACAGGCAACCATCGCCGGTCTTGAAACAGTAATGGCAAATCAGGAAGCTGATAATGCCAAGGCTGAATTCGAAGCTGTCCTTGATGCA